ACATCGTCAAGATGATCGCTTCTCACGGGCGCTCCGGGGTATTGGTTCAATCAGGCAGGAAAATTGGCAGCGATGATCAGTAGTATCGCGCTTCCAATCCCGATCTTACAGCCAGTCTCGCGAGTGGATTTATCGAGGCACATGCCGCCTCCGAGAACGATGCCGGCGAAAGCGATTAGACCAAGGAATCCGATAATCGTGAGGCGCGTATCTTCAGTCATTTTGGCTCTCCGGGGTGGCTTAGTGCTTTGCTGAGCAGGTCGGTCGCCACGCCGACTGCCCCGGGTGTTGACCGACCCCGAGGCGGAGAGTGGGTCACTCACTCCCGCTGCATGTCCGCTTTCCACGCTGCTGCTCAGCAAAGCACTAACTACTCGGCTGCCGCTCATTCAGTCAAACCGATGATCTTCAGCGGCGCTTTCAGCGGCCTCATAAGCCGCCTCGATCTTCTGAAGTCGTACGATTTCGATAGCAGCTTCGTGCATAATGCGTGAAAGATCGTCAGCCACATCAGGCTGCGTCGCTAGATATACGGTGGTCGATGCCTTCATCAGGCGGTTCAAAATTGTTTCCACGGCGAACTCCGGGGTCAAATATTGGTTCAGCCGATAGCAGTCTGATTGAGGCGACGAAGGTTCTCTTCGGCGTCGGCCTTGTGCCCCATCACACGTATGATATCGGCAGCGATCCGATGCGCGGCAGGGCCGGTAATTATGATGTCGGCGTCGGAGCCTTGGTCGGATTCGTTCACGCCAATGAATGCCTCTTCAGGACGCGTGATGCCGTTGCCGTCCGTGACTTGTCCAAGTGCGTATTTGTCAGCCATTTCAATGCTCCGGGGTCAGGTGTTGGTTTTAGAGAATGCGATGCACAACTCGCATTGGATCGGCTGTTCCGCACATCCTCTGACGCAGCCTGTGCCCGTGTTCGGACAGTCGCATTCGCCGACCAATTTGACGAACTCGCGCAGCCGCTCGATCTCAGACGACGACGCGGCCTCTATGATCGCCGCCCGAACCGCCCATGCGGCATACATGTTGTCGCGCGCGGGTCGCTTTGGATCGTCAGGAAATCTTTCAAGAATACGGTCGATCTCGGCCACTATGGCTGTTCCGGGGTCTGTTGATGGTTTAGGTGGGAGCGGCCCGAAGACCGCTCCCGGCGTCTGATTAATCCTGTTTGCAGCGCTCAATCACTTCCGCGATCGTGGCGTCGACCGTGACCTGACCGCTGGACGTGAAGACCTCCCAGCCGTTCTCGTCCTTGTAGGTTTCGACGATGAAGACTGTCCGCCCGGCCGAGTAGCATGAGAGCCACGCTATCGCTGTGTCCTTGGGACCGCGCTCCTCCCACAGAAGGCGCGGATTGAAGCTCGCCGCGCGCAGCGCATCGACCAGGACATGCGACGGATAGGAAACTTTGCGGTTTGGGTGGTTGACCATCGATCTTGCTCCGCCCCTGAAATGCCCCGAGGCGCAGGCTTCAACAAACACACATATAACCTATGGGGGCTTGACAGTCAACACCCCATATGGCAGTTAGATGAAAATAACTGTATCGGCATCATGAGCGCACACGAACTTGTTGACCTTGAAATCGTCACTGGAGAGAAGATCGGCTATGCCCGCGTCTCGACCGAGGAGCAGAATCTCGACATGCAGGTTGCAGCGCTGGAGCGCGTCCGCTGTCTCCGCATTTTTAGCGAGAAAGTCTCCGCGACTGCCAAGAAGCGCGAACAACTCGACGAGGCGATTAAGAACCTGCGGCCCGGCGATACCTTCGTCGTGTGGCGGCTTGATCGGCTGGCGCGGGGCATGGAGGAGCTTATTGCTCGTCTCAAGCAGGTCAACGCTAAAGGCGCGGGCTTCATGTCCTTGACCGAGCGCTTCGATTTCGGCTCCGCCTCTGGGAAGTTCATGCTGAACATCCTGGGCACCGTGGCGGCGTTCGAGCGCGACATCACAATCGAGCGGACCAAGGCCGGGCTCGCGGCGGCGCGCGCCAGGGGCGTGAAGTTCGGCACTGAGCTGAAGATGACGGACGCAAAGATCGAGGCCATCCGGCAGCGCATTCTGGGCGGCATGAAGGCGAAAGATGCCTGCGAGGCCGAGGGCGTCTCGATGGCCAGCTTTTACGGCAAGTTCAAGGGCGGGAAGAAAGCCATTCTCGCCGCGAAACCAACGGAATAGGAGCACACGGGTCCGATGGACCAAACTCAGATTAGAGAAGACGGCATTAAGGCTGCTCTACAAAAGAAAGCCAATACGGCGAACCCCTATCCGCGAGATTGGCCTGAACATGACGCGTGGGGTGAAGGCTGGTGGTCAGTTTGGATGAAGGCTAATGGCATTGAGCCGTCTAATCCAGAACAAGCAGCATAGGAGGGCCTAAAGCCTTGGAATTGCATAAGCTCGACACCGAGACGCAGGTTTTCTTCTACGAGCAGGATTTCTATGTCCTGTCGAACTTCTCGGCGTTCCAGGTGGTGTTGGAGGGGCATGACTTCCCGACATCCGAACATGCATATCACTGGTTCAAGTTTGACGGTATCGGCCAAGATGGCGACGATATTGCCGATCGGATCAGGCTGGCACCGTCAGCCCACGAGGCATTCAAAATCGCCGAGCGCAACAAAGCCTTCCGGCGCGGCGATTGGGACGAGATGAAGACGAATGTCATGGCCCGAATCCTCCGCGCCAAGGTGAGCCAGCACGAGTACGTGCACCGCAAGCTGCTGGCAACCGGCGATCGAGAGTTGATCGAGGATAGCTGGCGCGACGACTTCTGGGGTTGGGGTCCGAACCGCGACGGGCAGAACATGCTCGGCAAGCTCTGGATGGAGATCCGTGCCGAACTGAAACAAGCAGCATAGGAGCGATTTCGTGGCCGAAAAGCTACATAAACTAGAGTACGTCGCAGGCGTTGAGGGCAACTCCGTCTACCTGAACGACATCCGGATCGCCGGTCCGAAGCCCTGGGATGACCGAGAGCCGCCCAGCATCATCAATAGCTGCGGTTGCGTCTTCTGCGACATCAACTTCAAGCCCGAGAAACACGACGGCCAGATGATGCACTTCGTCCGCGTCTCCAAAGGGCTACGGAAAAAGACGCCGACCGCGCAGTGGGTTCCTTGCACGAAACCAACGGAATAGGAGCACCGGCCATGGTGAAATCTGACACGATCGATCTAGTCAAGCCGCAATCACGAATAGCCCCCGTATGGCGCAATCTGCTATTCATGAAGGACGGGCGCAGCCTGTTTGGGGCGCATATCTTTTCGTCAGAATCCGTGACCAGACGGGATTGGACCCAGGAAGAAATCGACGATGAGATGGCGCGCGACGCCGAGGACATGACGGACGAAGAGATGGCCGAGGAAGAATGCGGTCGATGGATCAACGGCCGGTTGGGCAAGCTCTGTACTAAGGCCGGGTCCGAAGAATGCGATTGGATTTGCCCGCTCAGCGGAGTTCGTCCGTGAACTTCCAAGCTTGGGCACTCATCGTCGGCGCGTCGATCGCCGTGATTTTGATCGTGGCTGAGAGGTGGAACAAGTGACCTACGAGAAATACCGCGCCGCCGTCGTGGCGGACATCGTTCGGCAAACGGGATGGACCTCGGAAGAGGCTAGCGACATCACAGGCGATATTGAGGAAATGCAGACCGAGGGACTCGATCCCGACGAAGCGGCCGGAGAAATCCTTGCCGCTTGCGACCCTGAAGAAACTAACACCTAGGAGAAGCGCATGCCTAAGGGCGTCCTGAAACCATGCCCCTTCTGTGGCGGCGACAATCTCTATGCTGGCGAGTTAGCCAATGGTGATTTCACCGTAGAATGTCGCACGATGGAATGCGGATGTGAGACGCGTATTTGGCCGAGTCTGGGCGAGGCAGTTGCGGTCTGGAATCGCCGCGTTTCTTCCACCTCAGAACAAGCAGCATAGGAGAAGCATCCGTGGCCGACAAACTACGACGGCTTCTAGAAGCGATACGGGTTATAGCTGCTGATGCCATACATCTCGACGATGGCGGCGTTTTGATCACTGAAGATCAGCTTGCCGCTCTATGCGAGGCTTGGGAGGAGGTCGAAGAGGTCGAAGATGCCGAGGCCGCTTAGACGGATTTGCGACACGGAATTTGAAACTGCCCTAGGCAGCCGCCGCATCATCGCAACCAAGCCAACCGAGTGGTACGTAACGGATCAAAAGGCCTGCGTGATTTCTGGACCGTTCCGTCGAGCGGCAGATGCAGCCGAAGCGGTCGGCGCACCGTTGCCGATCAAAACAGACACGTAGGAGCAATTTCGTGCCTCTAGGCGGCTACTATCGAAACAGCTTGGTCGCGTGGAAGGCCGAACTCG